GTTGGTGCTATCGGCGCTGACGCTCTGGCCAAGATCAACGATCTTGGAGCACGCTCAATCTCAGAAGGTATGAGCCCAGAGATGCCAGCAAACGACAACACAGGTGCAGCGGGTATGCTGAATGTCTGGATCGTAAGCCCTGATCAGGTTCCACCGATGGGTCCAAACGATGTGGTAGCTGCGATTGCTGATAACATTCAGCGTCGTGGTAGCATCAAGCAACTGATCCAGCAAGTTAACCTTGGGGCTATTTAATGGATATCTTTGATTTTCCATACCATACTCTGGATGTCAAATACCCAGATAGTAGTATCGTCGTATCCTTCGGTGGAGGGTATGACTTTACGTCTGTGCCCAAGGCTCCTGATCAGGTAGAGTACACCCTCAACTATGAAGCTATGTTCTTCTTCGAGACAATCTCGGGCTTTGCTAACTCAAGCTATTTGCCTAAAGTCAACATGAGGACTCTTGAAGAGTTCTACATCAAGCACAAACTACATGGTAAGTTCATTTACCCCCATCCTACAGAGGGTGACCTTACCGTTAAGTTTGCCAAGCCTTTGGAATACAAGGTGACAAAGAATGGTAAGGGCAAGGTCGATCCCTTTAGCATAGTGTTGAAACTACAGCCATGAGCGCACCCTATAGTCATCTAGTAGAATCGCAGAAGCTAACTGATGCTGATGCACCTATCGACCTGTTCCAGATCACGCTCAAGAACCAGCCGGTTGTGTTTCGATTCAAGAACAACAACACGGTAACGTGGCGAGGCTTTGAATACGAAGGCATGGCGTGTAGCTTGCAGGGAGACACTCGTCTTGCGGATGGTGAGGAGTCCCGTTCTACCCTTCGTGTCATGAACCCCTTTGGTATATTCAATCATCCCGCTATGGCTGGTGATCTGGACTTGGCTGTGGTCATTCGGAAGCGCGTGCTGGGCAAGCATATTGAATCCAACACCAACATCTTTGAGCAACGCATGTGGTATGTGGGCCGCGTGGCTGAGCTGATTTCTGGTCAGTCTATCTCGCTGGAGTTGAGAAACATGACCGAAGGCCCCGGCTATCAGATTCCTGTTCGGATGTACATTCCACCTGAGTTTCCATTGGTGTCTCTATGAGTTATGAAAACCTAATCGGCCTACAATACGTTGACGGCAAGGTAGATTGCTATCAGATGATTCGGGCATTCTATGCTCAGGAGTTCAACATCGAGCTACCTAACTACGCCCGCCCCAAGGATTGGTGGAACGTGGACATGGACTTGTACAGTGAACGCTACTACAAGAATGGTTTCCGTATCTTGGATGTTCATCCTTCGGAATACCAGTATGGAGACGTTGTTCTCATCTCCTATATGTCACAAGTGCCCAACCACGCTGGTGTCTTAGTTGACAATGGGAAGATGCTACACCATTTCACAAACAGGCTTTCCAGTGTCGATCCTTATCGACACATCTGGAAGAACAACACCGTTGGGGTCTATCGTCATAAAGATGTTGTACTTCCAGTTGAACAGGAAGTAGCAGACATCACCACCTATCTTCCCCTAGCAGTCAGACGGAAAATCGATGCCGCAATCAAGAGTAACCAAGACCCTGCTGTCTAAGTACGATGATGAAGTCGAGCACGTCGGTTTCATTCTTCCTAATGGTAAGGTAGTCGAAGTTGAAAACACATCCCCAGTTCCAGCACAGAGCTTCGACGTTTCCGGGGCTGACATTATCGAGTTCGAGGGAACTGCTGTTGGCACTTGGCACACACATCCAAAGGCCTCCTCGAACCTCTCTGCCGGAGATATGGAAACCTTCCTACAGTGGCCCAACCTCTATCACCTCATCGTTGGTAAAGACGGGATCACCAAGTACGTTGTGAAAGACGGGGAGGTGCTCCTTGGTTAATGTAGTTCTCCATGGTCCTTTCGCTGCGTTCCACGATGGTCCGATCAAGATCGAGGCCCAGAACGCCTTCCAAGCAATAGAGGCTTTGAGCCGTCAGATCGAAGGATTTCAACCCTCAGCCAAGAAGGGTAAGGCTCGTGTAAAGATCGTCGGCTACGAGACCGAAGAGTCTTTGTATCAAGACATCCCAGAAAATGAAACTCTTCATATAGTTCCACAGTTGAATGGTGGTAAGTCAGGCAACGCTTGGCTTCAAATCCTTGCTGGGGTTGCTCTCATCGGTGTCGCTTTGATCCCCGGTGTTGGTACAATGGTTTCCAGTATCGCAATGAAAGTCGGAGCTATGCTAGTGCTGGGCGGTCTTAGCCAGCTTCTAGCACCACAGCCCGAGAACGATAAGGACGTGCAAGTAAAGTCTCGCTATCTAGGTAGTCCCGGCAACACCGTTCAGATTGGTACACGTATACCGATTCTGTATGGTGAAGACCGAGTGTACGGTCACTATCTCTCATTCGACATCAACTCTCAACAATTCAGTGGTGGCGGAGTATCCACCTCTGGAGGAAGTAAATAATTCATGTCTAGACCTGATGAATCCCTTATTCGGCAGACAGTCGAAGCCCTTGGTGGTAATCGACCTGCAGCCCGAGCCCTACGTGAGCTGGGCTTTGATATCTCTGAGTCCAGCATTCGACGCATGTTTGGTCGGATTTCTGAGAACCAGCCTATGCAGCCTGACTTTGAGCTTGATCTCCCCGGTGGAGTTCAGAACTCAATCAACATCGACAAACTGATCCAGCGTCGTATTTCTGAATACGAAACAAAGAAGCAGGCCTTCGACCGTGAAAAACTCATTCCAGTCAACGTTAAGATGGATGGCCCTATCGGACTGGGCTTTATGGGCGACCCTCACGTTGATGACGACGGTACTGATCTGGCTGAGCTTTTCGGCCACGTCGACCTTTTTGATGGACGGAACGAAGGACTTTACGCTGGTTGCATTGGGGACGCTGCAAACAATTGGGTTGGCGGTTTGGCTCGCCTATGGTCTGAGCAATCTACCTCAGCAGCAGAAGCCCGAGCAATCGTTACCGAGTTTCTCACCCGCGTTCGCTGGCTATTCTACATTCATGGCAATCACGATGTGTGGAATGGCGGTAACAATCTAATCAACGCCATCCTCGGCAACGGTGCGGCTATCAAGAAAGAGTCCAAGGTCCGCATGAAGCTACAGTTCCCCAATGGTCGTGATCTCAAGATCTACGCCGTTCACGGGTTCCAAGGCAAGTCCATGTGGAGTGAGGTCTACGGCGCGGCCAAGAAGGCCCAGCTCGATGGTACTCACGACATCTACGTAGCTGGTCATATCCACACCTCGGGCTACGCCCATGGTTGGCATGAAGGCAACGAGAAGATGTGGCATGCGATGCAGGTAGCCAGCTACAAGAAGATTGACCGCTATGCTGAGGAGCTGAACCTAGAACCGAAGGACTTGTATAACTGTCCTGTCGCTCTAATTGATCCTTACGCGACATCGGACATCAACTTCATTCGTTGGGAGTTTGATCCCTACGAAGGTGCTGAACGTCTTAAGTGGATGCGTCAACGATACGCCCAGTCAAAGTCCGCAAGTTAAAAACAACGGCCCCATCTCTAGATGGGGCCGTTTTTCTTTGCTACTCTAGAAAAAGTAGACACTCAAGACTATATGAGGGGACGCAGCACTCTATGGTCAGGTAACCTGATGGTTAAAACATTCTCAGGCTCTGGTGGTCTTCTTGGAGGTGGGGCGTCTGAAAAGTCTATTACCACAACAGACGACAACCTATTCTCCACTGATGTTGTTGAGGTCGTACTTGGTATCTCTGAGGGTCCAATCAACGGGCTCAAGGATGGTCCCAAGTCTTTTCTACTCAACGAGACACCTCTCAAGAATATCAACAATGAGAATAATTTTGATGCCTTTGAACTAACAGTTCGTAAGGGCTCAGAGCTAGGCGAGAAGATCGTATCTCGTATGGGAGGCTTTGCCTCTTCTACATCCGTTAATACCGAGCTGGGTACTAACGTCCCCGTGGTTCGTCAGGGAACGCACACTGGTATTGATTACATCGATATCCGTCTGGTCATTAACCGTCTGATCAATACGAATGACAACGGGACATTCAACCACACTGGTCGGGTCAAGCTTGAGTACAAGCGAACCAGTGAGCCAACTTGGCATCCTGTATCCACGTTCAACTACAATCCACCTGACCCCGAGTACGAGGGCACTAACGTTGATGTCTACTCGTCCCTAACGGACACAGTTCTTCTGACTTCACCCTCTCCGGGCGACCGACCAGTCTACTGGCAGAGCAGCGCTCCAGACATTGTAGCGGGTCAAGAAAACGCTATCTGGTTCCACTCAGGAGGTGGTCCGGGTGGATACCCTCATGTTCGTCCTAACGGCGTCTGGGAGCCTCTGGCAACTGGCACTATCGGTATTGATTATGTTTGGACAGAACCTTCATCATGGGGTGGTGACAAGCAGACCCGTGTTTACTACACCAATGAGATTCCACCAGATACCAAGGAACAGGGTGACTACTGGGGTCAGATGGACACTGGACGTATGTTCCTGTTCAATGGTTCTAGCTGGATCATTGCTGGATCATCACTAGCTCCGGGAGGATTCTTCTCTCAAGGCGTCTCACTCTCCAATGGTGAGGTTAGCATCGTTGGTAAGACCACTACCAGCTACGTCAAAGAGTTTCGTCTGCCGA